AAGTATTCGACTTTCCTACGACTTAGTCTTAGGTTTAGCATCTCCCTTAGCATTTTTAGTGCTAGGCATTGGTTTGACTTCTTCAAGAAGTGGAGCCTTGTAGATGTAGATAGCTTTGCTATCTTCACCAATCTCATAGGATACTAGATCACTGATCTGATTCTGTGCTTTAGCCAAGTCACGAAGAAACGTTCTTCGAACCTTGTTAAACTCTCGAGATATCGAATATTTCAAGTGTTGTATACTGTTAACTGAGAGGCGTTTCACAAACGCTACCATTTGGTTTCTCTCAGAAGCGAACATATCTGGTAGTTCAACTACTAGTTCACTATCTACTACAGTTACATTCCCCTTAGGGGAAACTGTAACAACTTCAAGAACAACTTGGTTGTTTTTGTTGATTGATAATTGGTTAATGTTTTTATAAATGTTAGCCATAGCTAGTCCTTTAATTTAATTACTGGATTAGATTAGTCATTGATGTACCTATCCTAGGGACACCTAGACCTACGTCTCAGCTTTGCTGATATGGTAGGTGTGACAACTTTAGTCATCTCACCATCTATCTCCTCCATTTTGGAAGTTTTAGCGTCAAGAGTGACAATTACATCTTTTGGATCCGCCTTGAGTAACTCAATGGTGGATTTACTTCGATCAAGTAGGTCTTTTAAAGACACTTCTTTTTCTTTTGATGGGTCTGACTCATGAGCGTTACGCTCAAGTTTATATATTTCATTCACTCTTTGAGTGTATGAACTAAAAAGCTCTTCGAAAGCCTCGAAATCATCTTGACTAGTTAAGTTCTTAGAGAACTCAATTAGGAACTCAGCATCCTCAAAGAGGTTCTGCAAATTGTTTTCAGTTAGGAGTAACTCCAATCTTGAAATTAGTGATTCGTTACTTTCAGTACGATAACCGGAAGAATCTGAAGCCCGTATATGGAATATACGGTTCCCTGCAGATCTGAACCTATTAGCGTGGTATCCACGTTTATAGTTCAAATTTACTGCTTCCCGCACAAATGATTCTAAGAATGCATAGTGTGGAGCGGTGTAATCAGCGCTTGATAATATCCAACTACTGATGTCGTTTATGTCATTTTTAATTAAATTAAGTAATGACTGAACACCTAATTTCTTCAAACCGCCACCCTTAGAAGCTAAGGTGTAGCGATATATGGTTTGATCATCTCAGGACTCGGTAACCTTCTTGGAAGGATACCGCCTATTTAATAGATCAAATGTCTTAAACCAACTCTTACCATAATAGTTTATAGAAGAGGATAAGGAATCGTGACTTAGTCGCCATTCTTTAGGTTTATAAGCTGGAACTTGTGATGATTTGTCAAACAAAACACCACAGAATTCACCATATCGATCAGAAATTACAGACTTTTGTTTGTTAATTTCCACTCCCCAGTTAGCCATGATATCATCATAGGCTATTGCAACACTTTCATCTGAGATGAAAATGTCATCACCGACCACTCCATAAGGGCGTCTTTCTAAGATACTCTTATATCTCTTTCCATAGATTGATCTATAGATAGATAATACCATCTCTGAGTGACTTAAAGTCGCTAGAGCAAATGAAGGTCCTAATCCTTGGGATTGGCCTTGTTGGTAGAAAACTGTACGTTTCTGTACAGGGTCGTAGAAGTTACCTTCTGAGTAGGCCTTTATAAGGTCCGCCCAATCTCCTAATTGATACTTATTAAGTACATGGATTTGGTAACTTAATGGGAATTTGTCTGTAAATGATGTAGCATCATAACAGTATAGAGTATCTCCGTTACGAAGACACTCTTGAGCAACTTTTACACCTTGATCTTGATCATAAGTGTAGATATATGGATCAGCTTTCTGCATATTTTTGAGTATCCTTTTTAAGGGCTCAAAAACAATTTGAAGAGAC